TAACTATGTAGCTACCGGTGCATTGGTTAGTGGGCGCAATAAGATAGTGCAGTCAGGTGATGGTGTTATAGTAAGTGGACAGGATAACGTTGTAGGAGCAGGAGCAAAGAATGTAACGATAACAAGTTCAACTGGTGTAACTATTTTAGATGGGATTACCAATGTATTAGTAACCAATAGCAGTGGATTAACAATAAGCGAATCGAATATTACTTACAATAACGGAATAAAGACTAACAACAACGTATCTTATAAAAAATACATTGCTTTACTATACCAAACAGGCACAAATGATCCAACACCTTATATTTTAGAAAATACATTAAGTGGAATAATAACATGGACTCGTTCTGCTATTGGTGACTATGACGGAACATTAACTGGTGAATTTACTGAATTTAAAACTGCTATCTTTTGTAACAATACAGGTCAAGGTGAAATTCTTATTGGTAGAAAAAACAATAATGTTATAAGAGTTCAAACATTTAATTCAGCAGGCACAGCAAGTGATGATAAGTTAACTTATACAACAATTGAGATAAGAGTATACAATTAAGGTACTTTATAAAGCATGGCACTTACAAAAATAGTAATAGAAACCGAAATTGTTGGAGGTGAGCAATCGGTAAATGAACTCGAAAATATAAAGCAACAAGCAGAAGGTGGTGTTAAGTCACTTACTGATTTAAAAAAAGAGTTTAAAGCATTACAAGATCAATTATCGGGATTAACACCAGGAACTCAAGAATATGTAGATGCTTTAAAAAAATTAGGAGCTGTTAAAGACGATATTGGAGACTTATCATCAGAGATTGAAGGCTTTGCAGGAGCAGATAAAAAGATTGCAGCTGTAACAAATGTAGTTGGTGGATTAGCAGGTGGATTTCAAGCTGCTCAAGGTGCTGCAGCGTTATTTGGGGCTGACAATGAAGCCTTAAATGAAACAATGGTTAAGTTACAAGCTACTATGGCAATTACTCAAGGCATACAAGGTCTTGCAGGAATGGGCGATAGTTTAAAGGTAGTTGGTAATCTTTTAAAATCAACAACGATAGGGACTCAAATTGCAACTGCGGCTCAAAAGGTTTATAATGCTGTTATGGCTGCAAATCCAATAGGTTTAATAATAGCAGGTTTGACTGCATTAGCTGGTGTGATTGCTTTAGTTGTTAATTCAATGGAGGATGAAAACGAAGCACAAAAACAAGTAATTGCAGCAAGAGAAAGAGAGTTAGAAGTAATGGATTCTCAAATGGCTAAATTTAAAGAAGAAGCCGATTTTAGAAGACAATTAGCGCAGGCACAGGGTAAAAGTGCAGAAGAAATATTAAAATTAAATAAAGCATTAAATGAACAAGAATCAATACAATTAGATGAAAGAATAAAAAAATTAAGACAAAATATAACTGAAAGGACTGCATTATTAGGTTCTGCTAATAGTGATGAACTTGAAGAAACCAAAAAGAAAAATGAAGAAGATAATAAGACAATACAAGAATCATTAAAAAGACAAAGAGAAATAAGAAGAAATAATGTTTTAGAACAAGCTAAATTTGACGAAGAACAAAGAAAAAAGGCAGAGGAAAAAGCAAAAGAAGCTGACTCAAAAGCAGAAGAAAGAGCAGCTAAAAAATTAGCCGATGACATTGCAAATGCTGAAAAGTGGAGACAAGAACAGCAAAAGTTTATTGATTATGAAATTGATGCCTTAAATAATAAATTTGGAGAAGCAGAACAGATAATTGCAGAACAAGAACTTGCAACAAAAATAGCATTAGGAACAGCAACTCCACAGGAAATTCAAGCATGGAATGCTTATAAATTAAAACAACAACAAGACTACAACAATGCGGTTGATGCTGAATTAAAAAGATTATCTGATTTACAAAATAAAAGAAGAGAAGAAGAAAATGCAAAGATACAAGCTGAATTTGAAGCTGAGAAAAAAAGACGAGCAGAAGAATTAGCAATACGTAAAAGAAACGCAGATTTTGCTGTTCAAGCAACTCAGAATAGTTTAAGTGCCATTTCAGAATTAACAGATTCTTTTGCAGGAAAAAGTGTAGAAGAACAAAAAAAAGCATTTAATATTAAGAAAGCTGTAAGTATTGCACAAGCAACCATTGATACTTATTTATCAGCACAGGGGGCTTTTGCAAGTCAGCAAGTGCCAGGAGACCCAACTTCACCGATACGTGGAGCAATAGCAGCAGGTATAGCAATAGCAAGTGGTTTAGCAAGGGTAGCAGTAATTGCAAAACAACAATTTCAAGCACCTTCAACAGGTGGCGGTGGTACAACTGGCGGTAATTTAGGATCATTTAGTCAAGGTGGTGGCGCACAACCTCCGCAAGGGTTAACAGCACAGAACACAGTTACTCAACTTAATCCTGATGGCACAGTAGCAGGGCAAAGTAACCAACAACCAATGAAAGCGTATGTAGTAGAGAGTGAAAGTAGAGCAGTAACAGAAAGAGTAAATAAATTAAGTAACAATTCAAAAATAGGATAACATGGAAAATTTACCGGTATATAAATTAGTAATAGATGATAGCGATGAGTTAGGTGTTGAGTTTGTGGCCTTAGTCGACCAGCCTGCAATTGAAACAAACTGGCATGCTTTTAAAGACCATAATTTTGAAAGCTATGATGACTATCCAAAACAAGCGAGTGAAAATGCAAAGATAGCTTTAAGATGGGCAGAAGAAAATGGATGGGGTGACTGCGGAGAAGCTACAGGCAAGGCAAGAGCCAATCAGTTAGCAAAGGGTGAACCGATTTCACGTGATACGATTGCACGAATGGCAGGATTTGAAAGGCACAGACAAAACAGCCAAAAAGAATTGGGAGATGGATGCGGTCGGTTAATGTGGTTAGCATGGGGAGGTGATGAAGGCATTGAATGGGCGCAAAGAAAACTTGAGCAAATAGATAGACAAGAAATGGTAGTCAATCCACGTGCCGGTGAAAGTCATGATGATTTCATGTCACGTTGCATGGTAGTTGAAATTGAAGCAGGAAAAGCACCAGACCAAGCATCAGCTATTTGTTATAGCAAGTGGGAAAATAAAGGAATGAATCAACAGTTTAAATTCTTTGCTGACAAAGAACGTAGACTGATTTCGGGAGCTTTAATGATTGCAGATTTACCAATTTACAGAAGGGATGAAAGCGGTGAGTATTATGTAGTATTTGACAAAGATCAGATTGAAAAGATTGCACAGCGATTTTTTAAAAAAGGATATACTCATAACGTAAATATGATGCATGATGCTGAAAGGCAAGTGAATGGAGTTTACATGGTTGAATCTTTTATCATTGACAAAACACGTGGAATTAAAACTCCTGAAGGTTATCCAACATTAACAGAAGGTAGTTGGTTTGGAACTTTTAAAGTAGATAATAATGAAGTATGGAATGATTTTATAAAAACAGGAGTGTTTAAAGGATTTAGTGTTGAGGGTGCTTTTGCTCAAAGAAAGTTAAAAGATGCGCCTGTAGACATTATCGAATCATTAGCGGATAGAATACACAATTTGAGAAAAAAAGTTAGTGAGATTGCAACGAAATAGAAATTAGGTACTTTATAAAAAAAAGAGAAATGGAAAATAAAAAACAATCGTTTAAAGAAGTATTCTCAGACATGAAAGATTTGTTTAAGGATATTTTCGGAGATGAAATAGTAAAGCAAAAGTTTGCTGACTATAAAGCAATGGATGGCACAATCCTAAGAACTGATACTGAAGAAATCGCAATCGGTTCAAAGTTACAAGTAATAACTCCTGAAGGTGTTATGGATGTACCGGCAGAAGTAACTGAAATGGTTATCATGGTAAATGAGCAACCAATGAAAGTTTACATTGAGAATGGAATTGTAAAAGGCTTAGAACCTGAAGCAATGGAAGAAGAGCCGGTAATGGAAGAAATGAATAGTAACCAAGAGTTTGAAACTAAGTTTGCTGAGTTAAATGAAAGACTTAGTAAATTAGAAGCTGCATTAGGTTTATCAAATCAGGCTTTAGAATCTGCAAACGCTCAGATTATTGCACAAAACGATTTAAACAGAAAGTTATTCTCTTTAATTGAAAAGGTTGCTGATGCTCCAAGCGTAGAACCTAAATCAACATCAAAAGAAAACTTTAAAAAATCAAATCCAATGACTTCATTGGAGGAGTTTAGAAAATTAGCTTTTAAATAATAAAAATAAACAACAACTAAAAACAAAACAAAATGGCATTTTCATTAGGCACAATGACCGCATATGTTGAAGAAAACAAAGCGGACTTAATCACCAAAGCAATCCTTGGTGCAAAAACATTAGGATTAGGAGTAGATATCAGAACAGGTATCAAATCTTCTGCAAAGATTCCAGTATTAGAATCAACTGTTCCTTTTCAATCATTAGCTTGTTCTTTTACAAGTTCAGGAACAACAACTATTAACCAGGTTGAAATTGCAACTGTAGGTATTCAATTTTCTGAGCAATTCTGTTTAAATGACTTAAACGCTTATTTTACACAGAAGTATTTACCGGCAGGATCAAATGTAGATTCTTTATCTATTGCACAAAACATTATTGATAGAAAACTTGCTCAAGTAGCACGTAACGTAGAACAAATGATTTGGCAGGGCTCAACAACTTATGGCAATTCAACTGTGTTGAAAAAAATGAATGGCTGGTTAAGAACAATTGATGTAGCAGGTACAGCAGTTGCTGCAACAGCTTCAACTTTGAACTCAACAAATGTATTAACTATATTTGATGATGTTTATTCAAAAGTTCCTGCAGCTGCAATAGCAAATGAGCCAGTTGTTGCATTCTGTGGTTATGATACTTTCAGAACATTAGCTGCTAAGATTACTTCAACTTATGGTATCTATGGTTCACAATACAACACTGATGGAGTTTGGAATAATTGGGAGTTAATGTATCCAGGCACTAATATGAAAGTTATTGCTGTACCGGGTATGAATAATGATAACCCAGTTGATACAGGTTCATTACCTACAGCTGCACGTAATCGTATCATTGCAACTTATGCTTCTAACTTAGTATACGGAACAGATTTACAATCTGACACTGAAAACTTAGAAGCATGGTATTCTCAGGATGACCGAGTATGGAAATTATTTGGTTCATTCAGAGCAGGTGTTGCAGTGAAATTCATCGATCACGTAGTACAATATACAAACGCTTAATATTAATCAAGGGAGTGTAAAAACTCCCTTTTAAAAATTTATAACTATGCCTTGTAACATTATTGAAGGAATATCACTTGACTGCCGTCAAGGAGCTGGTGGAATAAAGAAACTTTATTTAACCGAGTTTTCAAATGTTTCAACAGTAACAAGTTCATCAGGAAGTGTAACAGCAATTACAATGGCTTCAGGTAAAAAATTCTGGACTGTTGAAGTTGAGTTGGAAGATGCACAATTTGATGAAAATGCAACTGTATCAATTGAAAATGGAACAACTTTTTACGAACAAACATTAACTTTTAGCGTTTATAAAATGACTGCTAAGAATCGTAACATTGTTCGTTTACTAACACAAAATAGATTAATGGTTATTGTTCAAGATGCGGATGATGTTTATCATTTAGCAGGTGAAACAAGAGCGATGCACTTAACAGCAGGTACAAGTTCAACTGGTAAAGCAATGGGTGACAAAAATGGCTACTCAATTACTTTGACAGGTAAAGAACCACTACCAGCTAACAAGGTAAATTCAGGTGTGATTTCTGGCATCATATAGTTTTCTGTTCTATTATTTTGGTTTACTTAGGAGTGTAGAAATACACTCCTTTGTTTTTTTACAATAGTTTAAAATTTAGGTACTTTATAAAATATGCAAATCATAAATAAAGGGCAAAATAATTTTCTTATTTTTACGCTAAGTGAAAAAGTAACATTGGCAAATCCTTATTATTTATTTAGCTTTAAACATCAAGTGTTAATGAATCCAGTTAATTTCATTGCAAGTGATGTTAGTGGATTTCCAACACGCTTTAATAAGTTTTTAATTACTGAAACAACAGGAACAGTTAATTTAACCAGTGGTGTTGTATCTTTGCCTGAGACAGGATTTTATGAATATACTATTTATGAGCAGACAAGTTCAAGTAATTTGAATGTAGAAAACACAACAAGCATATTAGAAATTGGAATAGTAAAAGTAAATAGTGATAAACCTATTTATACAGAATACGATAATCAAAGTAAAACGATTATAACTTATGGAGACTAACATATATGATGTAATTAATCTTAAACTACAGGCACATAAAACACCTGTATTTAAAGAAGAGAAATCAAAAGAATGGATTATTTATGGAGCAGAAAAAGAAGGCGGATATTATAACAACTATCCTGCTTACTTACTTTATTTGTTTAATCGTAGTTCTAAGCACAATGCTTTTATTAATGGTAAGGTACTTTATATTTGCGGTGCCGGTGTTGGCTTTGATTCTAATGGTCTTAGCATAGAAGATATTGCACGAGCAAATGACTTTATCAATAAAGAGAATACTAACTATGATACTTTAAAAGATATTGTAAAAAAATGTGTATTAGATAAAAAATTATTTGGAGGTTATTATTTAGAAGTAATCTGGAACAAAGCAGGAAACAACTTTGAGTTATTACATTTTCCTTATAACAACCTAAGAAAAGCAAAAGATGCTGAGGGTTATTGGTATTCAAAGGACTGGAGCAAAATGAAACAAACTCCAGAAGATACCGACTTAGAATATATCCCTTTGTTTGATCCTGAAAAACCAACAGGCAGACAAATATTTGTTTCAAAAGAATACAGACCAGACTTAGATGCTTATCCATTACCTGACTATGTAGCTTCTGCTGTTTATGCTGAAATTGATGTAGAGTTATCTAATTATAGATTGAATGCTATTAAGAGTGGATTTAATGCAGGAACTATTTTAAATTTTAGTAATGGCAGACCAACAGAAGAAGAAAAAGAAGAAATTGAAGCAAGACTAAAAGAAAAATTTACAGGAACAGATAGAGCAAACAGCTTACTAATTTCATTTAGTGGCAACAGGGATTCTGCTCCAACGATTGAACATTTAACACCTCAAAATGTAGATGCTCAATTAACTGAATTAAACGACCAAGTTATTCAAGAATTAATTATAGGGCATCACATACCGAACCCTATGTTAGTAGGAATTAAAACACCTGGTGAGTTAGGAAGTAAAGACCAGATAAATGATTCTTATGAGCTTTACAAATCAACTTATATCATACCAAATAAAAAATAAATTGAAAAAGAT